ATAAATTTTGTATCTTTTCTTATTATTATACATTTAAATTTTTTAATAAAACAATTTACATTTTATATTTATAAATTTAAATGATTATATTAAATAATAATAAATTATTATAATAAAAGTAATCATAACTTATATATTTCAGTCCTAATTATATTATATTTTTTAAAAATCAAATAAATATAAATATTAAACTAAATAAAAAATTTTATTATTAATATTATTTTGATTTACTTTAATTTTGTATTTATCAAAAGTATTATAATTATATTTTTGATATCTTAAATAATTATAAAAAATAATCTATGATTTAATTTGCATATTCAAATAATTTTGTTTCATTATCAAGTTCATTTTTTAATTTAAAATATGTTATTATTTGCATACTTACTAATATTATAATTGTTAATATAATTCCTATTATAGGACTTAATTCTACAATATATATAATTATAATAAATATTATTAATTTAAAAAAATTAGTATCAAATAAATAAATTGTATTTTCTATTATATATTTATTATAATATATTAGATAAATTCCTAATAGAATAATTATAATAAATAATATATTTTTATTTTGATTTATTAAAAGAAACAAATTATCTGGTTTAAGAAAATTAAATTTATTTATTTCCATTATTTATATAATATATTTAATATAAATATATTATAAATATATTAAAAAATGTATTTTAACATAAAAATTGATATTATAACTATAAAATATAATTATAACATAAAATAATGAATTATAATATAGAAGGTTATTTATGTAATTATGGACTATGTATTAAACAAAAATCAATAGATATTTCAATACAACAAATAATAAAAAATTATTTTAATGTAAAACCAGAATTAAATTATGAAAATGAAAAAATACCAGAAAAAGATAAATATTTTAATGTATATTATTCTGATAATAAATATATAATATTACCAAAATTTTCATCAAATATAATAATATCTATTTTAAAATTAAATAATAATAAAAGCATAAAAATATTAAATAACGATTATTGCACAATTTCTTTTTCAATTAAAAAATTTAAATTTAAAAAATATGAAGCAAATTTTGAATTTAATGGTCAATTACGAGATTATCAAGAAGTTATTATTAAAGAAATTTTTAATAAATTTGGCTTAGATTTAAATATGCCAAATAATCATCAAATATCAAATTCTTTTCCTAAAGGTGGAATTATAAAATTATCTTGTGGTGGTGGTAAATGTCTTGGTTTTGATACTCCAATATTAATGTTTAATGGAAATATTAAAATGGTTCAAAATATTATAATTGGTGATAAATTAATGGGTGATAATTCTCAACCTAGAAATGTATTAAATATTGCAAGAGGAAGAGAAATGATGTATAAAGTTATAAAAGAAGATGGAGAATCATATATTGTTAATTCTTCACATATATTATCTCTATATGATTTAAAAAATAAAAAAATAGTTGATATAGGAGTTCAAGATTATTTAAAACTTGAGAATAAATTTATAGATTCAGATGAGATTAAATTTAATATTGGTTCTTATAATAAAAATCTTATAAAAGGTGGTTTATATGGATATAGAGTTAGAATATCTTTTAAAAATCAAACAGTACCATTTAATTCTTATTTATTTGGTTATATTATATCAAATACAAATATTTTAAATAATAATAATTATTCACATTCTGAAATTAAAAATTATTTTATTTCAAAAAATTTAATTTCAAAACCAAGAATTCCATTAGAATTTAAAGCTAATTGTTATGAAATTCAATTAAATTTATTAGCTGGTATTATTGATTCAGTTGGAATAATTAAAAGAAAATCTTTTTATTTGTTAATAAACAAAATAAATTATGAATTTTTTGATGATATTATATATATTATTAAATCATTAGGTTTAGATTTTATATCTGATAAAAAATCTAAATTTTATAAAATAATTTTATATGGACAAGATGCAATATTTATTCCAACAAAAATAAAATGTATTTATTCATTTAAAACTAAACAAATAATTAATATTCAAAATTTATATTTATCATATTTTAGTGAACCACGTATTATACCTTATAAAATTAATGTTATTCCTATGTCAACGGATAATTATTATGGATTTGAAATTGATGGCAATCATCGTTTTGTATTAGCTGATTTTACTGTTAGTCATAATACAATGTTAGCAATATATTTAAGTTGGAAATTAGGATTAAAAACTCTTGTTGTAACTCATAAAGAATTTTTAATGGATCAATGGGAAAAACGTATTAAACAATTTAGTAATGCAAAAGTTGGCAGAATTAGACAAAATAATATTGATATTGATAATAAAGATATTGTTATCGGAATGTTAAGATCTCTAAGTATTAAAAATTATCCAAATGATATTATGCATCAATTTGGTTTAGTTATTTATGATGAAGTTCATCATACAGGATCAAGAGTTGATTCACAAGCATTATTAAAAACTTCTGCAGAATATACTATTGGATTATCTGCAACACCTGATAGAAGTGATGGTATGACAAAAATTATTAATTGGCATATTGGTGATATTTTATATGAAATGGAGAAAAAATATAGTTATAAAGTATTAGTTAAAAAAATATTTTTTAGATCAAATGATATATTATTTAATGAAAAAACAAGATGGTTTGATCATAGAATGGCACCAAATCATAATGCTATGACTAATAATATTATTAAAATTAAAACCCGTAATCAATTAATTTGTAATTTTATTGATACTTTAAAAAATATGGGCAGAAAAATATTAATATTATCTTTTAGAGTAGAACATTTAGAATTATTAAAAGCAATTGTTGACACAAAAATTACAGAAGATGGAGAATCACATATTTATAATTCATATTATTATATGGGTAACACTAAAAGAGGAGAAAAAGATATGGCGGAAAAAGATGGACATATAATTTTTGCAACCATGCAATTGGCTGAAGAAGGTTTAGATATTGGACATTTAGATACAATAATATTTGCATTACCAGTTTCTATTCAAAAAGATAAAAAAAACACAAAAAAAATTAAATCCTCTAAAACACTTATTCAATCCATAGGAAGAATTTTAAGAAATGATAAATTAGAAGATTTAACACGAATTCCACTTGTTGTTGATATTTCTGATTTATTTTCAATATATTTATCCTGGTCTAATAAAAGAAATGAAATTTATAACAATAAAAATTGGTTTGTACAAAATTATTATTGGGAAGATCTTAATTATATTTATCAACCTAATCAAGATATAACAATTAAACCTATGAATATTATTTTTGATGATATATTTGATGAAGATTTTATTGAAAAAAATTTAATTTTACCAAATGATTCAATTAAACATAATAGTTCTGATGAACTAAATAGTGATAATAGTAATAAAATAAATAATATTGAAAATAAATACCAATTTGGTAAAATATTTAAATAAAAGTTTATAGTATAATCACTTTTTTGTTTTGTTTTTTTGCATATCTTATTGTTGACCATGTACCACTTCGTACTTGTTCTTTATTTGAATATGGACAGCCTATTAAAATATCTGTTTCATTAATAATATTTTTATTTCTTTGTAAATAAGTTGTTGGAATTCTTATATTTGATGAATTACAATATGCCCTCAATTTATTATTAATTGGTGGATGAATAATTATTTTTATATTTTGTTTAAAATTATCTAAATTAGATATTATATCGTGGAAATCTTTATCTGCACCAATACAATCACCATGATGAAATTCTAAACAATTATTATTATTTATTTTATCAGTCAGTAAAATTATTAATTTATTTTTTTGTTCATCTGTCATGCCACTTCTTGTTCCTGTAAAACCATATTTAATCATGTTTATATAATTATATTTATAATATAGTTAATATTAGGGGTGGAATATTTTAGATATAATGATTTTTTAATATAATAATAACAAATATTATAAATATCAACTTTTTTTATTACAAAATAATAATTTTTTTATTTTTATAAATAACTTATAATCATAATTTTTATTCATTATTTAAGTATATTTTTATTTATTTATTTAAGTTATTTTATTATTAATATATTTATATGACTGATTTGAAAAATTTGTGAATAAATATTTATTTACAAATTTAATTATTTATTATACAAGACATATATACAAAACTCATAAAATAATTTATTTTTTTATCTTTTCTTAAGGCAATACGTTCATATTTTTTTATAAAACAATTAACATTTTCTATTTGTACTCTTAATTTTATTCTTTTATTTATAAAATTTTTATTTATGGTATTTATTTTATCTGGTGTTATCATAATTATTTTTTTATTTTTTAATTTTAATTCTTCTTTTGATTTATAAGCTTTATCATCTATTAAATAAAAATATTTTGATTCATTATTTATATTTTTAATTTGATTTATACTTTTACATATCATTTTAACATCATGAACTGAAGTTGAATAATTTTTATATTTATTGTTTATATCAAATGGAGTAACAGAATAAATAAATTTATTTGTATTTGTTATTAATGATAGTTTAGTTATTTTCTTTTTTTTATATTCAGAATTAATAACAATATTTTCCGATCCATATTTATTATTAATTAATGTTGCATCTATTAATAACATATTAGTTTTATTTTTAGTTTTTAAATTATAAAAAGCATTTTTAAATACGTCTAATAAAGTCCATAAACGAAATTTATTATAAATAGTTTTATAATGATACTTAAAATTAGATTTATAATTTTTTAATTTTGATAAAAACTTCAATTATTAGTATCATTTAATAACAAAAAAATCATTGTTAAATAATATTCATTAATATATTTAATATTTTTTTTATATTTTGAATGTGTTGTTTTGATAATTAAATTAATTTCATTTAAGCAATATTTCATTAATAAATTAAAATTCATTTTTGTATTAAATTATTAAAAATTTAAGTCATTATATTAAATAATTTAAATAAATTACATCAAAAGTTATTGTACCTTAAATATTCCAGCCCTATTATTCAATATTTATTTAATATTTATTAAATATATATTTTATCTAATAAATATTATTAAAGTTTCTCAAATAATATTAAGATACTTGAGAATTTATTGAATAATTTATTATCAAATTATTTCTTGAATAATGTTTAATCAGTTTATTTACATCATAATTACCTCTATTTCTATAATATTCCCAAATAATAGGAGTCATATTTTTACCTAATTTATTAACTTTAAGTAATCTAATTGAACTTACTATTTTTTTTTTTTCTATGTCTATAACATTATTTTTAAATATTAAATTTTTTATTATTAATATTTTTTTTTTTGTCCATTCATCTATTTCATCCGATTCTTCTATTACTTTTATTTGATCCAAATTTTTTAATTCTATTTTTTTTCCTTTGTTTGACTTTACATATATTTTTTTTATTTTCAATTTATTTTCTTCCATTAATTATTTAAATATTATTTAAATATTTAAATAATATTTTTATAAAATTAATTCTAATATTTTATTTTCATCTTTTTTTAATTCTTTTATTGGTTCATATTTATAAAATAATTTATTAAATTTTAATTTTCCTTCAATAAATCCATAAGATTTATAAAAATTTATGCTTAATTGTGTTGATTTTAATATTATTTTAATATTACTTGATTTATTTTTTATTTTTATTAAATTAATAAATTTATCTAACATTATTTTTCCATATCCATAATTTCTTATTTTTTCATGTGTTCCTAATAATAAAATATAATATTTATTATTTTTTGTTTTGTGATAAATTAATATTGTTGTTATATTTTCAAGTGAAAATATATTATCTATACATAAAAAAATTATTTTATTTTTTTTTGTTATTACATTTTTAACATATTCGTTATTTATATTTGAAAAATATAAATATAATATTTTATTTATTTTTTCTATTCCTATATTTCTAAATTCTTTCAAATTAATATTCAATATTTTATTTGAATTATATTTTTTATAGTATTTATATTTTTTTTTTATTATATTATCATAATCATATAATGTCATTACTTTTATATAATATTATTATATAAATAATATTATATTCAAATTTTTAACAACATTTTAAATAACATTTTTTTATTTTTGGATAACAATCAATACATACTTCATGTCCACAATATAAATTAATATTTAATTTTGATTCAAAACAAATAGGACATATAGTTATATTTAATAATCTTTCAAATAATCTTTTTTTATTTATAAATATTATAATTTCTTTATTTGTTTTCAATTTATTCAATAAATTTAAAACAAAATCTGTTGGATTTTCTATTTTAATTAATATATTAAATATTTCTAATGGTTTATTTTTTAACAATATATTTAAATTATACATTGCACTAGAATGATTTTTTTCAATTACCATTAAATAATATTTTACTGCTTGTTCATAATTTTTTTCTATATTATCATAATAAAATCCTAAACTATTCATTGCATTTAAATAATCTTTATCAATAGCCATTAAATAATATTTTATTACTTGTTCATAATT